TTTCTACGTTTTTTCTGTTTGTTTAGCCGCTTGCTATCCTTGCTTTTGTATGGTAATATGGTTACAATGGGAATAGAATCTCGATTACAAAACTGCCCCATGAGGGCATTAAAATAAATGATGCAGACTTGCTTTTTGGCAGGTCTTTTTTATTGGGGGGTGAGAACAATAGCAAGATTTAAACCGACCCGTTTTATGGCGGAGGATTCCAAGTATAACAAAAAGGCGGCAGACTATGCTGTCTCTTTTATAGAGTGCCTGAGCCACACCAAAGGCACCTGGGCAGGAAAGAAATTTGAACTGCTGGACTGGCAGGAACAAATTATCCGTGACCTGTTCGGCATTCTAAAACCGAATGGCTATCGGCAATTTAATACAGCATATATTGAAATTCCGAAAAAAATGGCAAGAGTGAGCTTGCAGCTGCCGTCGCTCTGCTATTAACTTGTGGTGACGGAGAACAGCGAGCGGAGGTCTATGGTTGTGCCGCAGACCGACAGCAAGCCTCGATTGTTTTTGACGTTGCCGCAGATATGGTTCGTATGTGTCCGGCTTTGATGAAAAGAGTCCGGATACTTACTGCACAAAAAAGAATTGTATACACACCAACAAACAGCTTTTATCAGGTACTTTCCGCTGAAGCTTATTCCAAACATGGCTTCAACATCCATGGGGTCGTGTTCGATGAACTTCACACGCAGCCGAACCGAAAGTTGTTTGATGTCATGACTAAAGGTTCCGGTGATGCCAGAATGCAGCCTTTGTATTTCTTGATTACCACAGCCGGAACGGATACCAACAGCATCTGCTATGAGGTACATCAAAAGGCGAAAGACATTCTGGAAGGCAGAAAGCATGATCCGACTTTCTATCCGGTCATTTATGGTGCTGATGAATCCGAGGACTGGACTGATCCGAAGGTTTGGAAAAAAGCAAATCCGTCACTCGATAAGACCATCGGAATGGATAAGGTGGTGGCTGCGTGTAATTCTGCAAAAGAAACGCCGGGCGAGGAAAATGCGTTTCGGCAACTGCGTTTGAATCAGTGGGTAAAACAAGCGGTGCGTTGGATGCCGATGGAAAAGTGGGACAAATGCAAGGTTGCTTTTGATGAAGAGACGCTTGCTGGGCATATCTGCTACGGCGGTCTTGACCTTTCCAGTACAACAGATATTACAGCTTTTGTACTTGTCTTTCCACCTACTGAAGATGATGAGCATTACTATGTTTTGCCTTACTTCTGGTTGCCGGAAGAAACACTGCCACTTAGAGTAAGGCGTGACCACGTTCCATATGATGTATGGGAACGGCAAGGCTACCTGAAAACGACTGAGGGAAATGTGGTTCACTATGGTTTTATCGAAAACTTCATCGATGAACTGGGGCAGAAATTCCATATCAAAGAAATTGCTTTTGACCGTTGGGGTGCAGTGCAGATGTCACAGAATCTGGAGGGACTTGGGTTTACAATGGTTCAGTTCGGGCAAGGCTACAAAGATATGTCACCGCCTACCAAAGAACTGATGAAATTAACGCTTGAACAGACCCTTGCACACAACGGGCACCCTGTTTTAAGGTGGATGATGGATAATATTTTCATAAGGCGTGACCCTGCCGGAAATATCAAGCCGGACAAAGAAAAATCCACAGAGAAAATTGATGGTGCTGTTGCCATGATTATGGCTCTTGACCGTGCAATTCGCTGTGGATGTGTTTCTGATGAGTCGGTTTATGATATGAGGGAGATGCTGGTGTTTTAATTATCTCGATTTAATCCATTTCAAAGCTTCAGTACCACATTCATAATCCTCAGCAACATCTTTAGCATACAAATACTCAGAATCAAAAGAACCTGTTTTTAAGTTGTATGTATATTTAAATACAACAGGTATCTCTCTATTGTATCTTTGGCAAATTTCATTCAATTCCGGCATTATTTCTTCTGTTATAATATTATAGATCTTATTATCGATTTCGTCGGATACACCCGCTTTTACATTGCCAACTACTTTTTCATCAACACGGTATGCACTTGCAATTAAAGACTGGGAATCATCATTATAAATGTATACGTATAGTAGTTCCGATTTAGCACTTGCTGCTTCTTTGTACAAAGAAATAATTTCCGACTGCTTATCCATGAATTCATCTTCAAAACACATTTATCTTACTCCTAAGCTATATGACTTAATCGAAAAATTTACTCGATTTCATATTTAAGTATACCACATCCACACCAAAAAAACAACCCTCTGAAAGGAATTGATTTTTATGGGAATTTTCAGCGGGCTCTTTAAGTCCAGAGATAAGCCGACCAACAGCTACGACAGCCCGTCATACACATATTTTTTCGGCAGAAGCAATGCAGGAAAAAGAGTCACCGATAGAACAGCTTTGCAGCATATTGCGGTCTATGCCTGTGTGCGGGTTCTGTCAGAAGCAATTGCACAGCTGCCGCTTCATGTGTACAAATACAACGATAGCGGAAAAGAGCGAGTGCCACAGCATCCGCTTTATTTTTTACTCCACGACCAGCCAAATCCTGAAATGACTTCTTTTGTTTTCCGAGAAACCTTAATGTCACATCTGCTGATTTACGGCAATGCCTATGCACAGATTATCCGAAACGGCAGAGGTGATGTTTTAGGGCTATACCCTTTGATGCCTGACAAAATGAAGGTTGACCGTGATGAGAAAAACCGCCTGATATATATTTACAGCCGTTACGATGAGGCAAATCCGAATCTGAAAGAACAGGGCGACATCGTTCTTTATGCTGATGAAGTCCTGCACATTCCGGGTTTAGGATTTGACGGACTGGTTGGATATTCGCCGATTGCACTTGCGAAAAATGCAATCGGCATTTCTATTGCCTGTGAGGAATATGGGGCATCGTTTTTCGGAAATGGTGCTTCACCAAGTGGCGTGTTAGAACACCCCGGAGTGATCAAAAATCCGGAGCGTGTGCGTGATGCTTGGCAAAGAGCCTATGGCGGAAGAAATGCTCACAAGGTCGCAGTTTTAGAGGAGGGCATGAAATTCACCCCCATTGCAATTCCAAACAATGAAGCACAGTTTCTGGAAACCAGAAAGTTTCAGATTGAGGAAATAGCAAGAATGTACCGTGTACCGCTTCATATGATCGGTGACCTTGACCATGCAACATTCAGTAACGTAGAACATTTATCCCTTGATTTCGTGAAATATAGCCTCGATCCTTGGATTGTCCGATGGGAGCAGTCATTGCAGAAAGCCTTGCTTTCTGATTCTGAAAAAGGGCAGTATTTCGTGAAATTCAATGTGGACGGGCTTTTGCGAGGCGATTATGCTTCCCGTATGCAGGGCTATGCTACTGCAAGACAAAACGGCTGGATGTCGGCGAATGACATCCGAGAACTTGAAGATATGAATATGCTTTCTGAGGAAGAGGGCGGAAACCTGTACCTCGTAAATGGCAGCTTTACAAAACTCGCAGATGCAGGAGCATTTGCAAATCAAAATTCAGAAAAGGAGGAGAAAACCAAATGAAGAAATTCTGGAACTTTATCCAAAATGAAGATACATCGGAAACAGAGCTTTTGTTTAACGGTCCTATCTCTGAAGATACCTGGTGGGGCGATGAGGTGACACCTGCACTATTCCGTGATGAACTCTCAAAAGTAAGTGGAAATCTGACAGTCTGGTTGAACTCGCCAGGGGGCGATGTGTTCGCCGCAAGTCAGATTTATTCCATGCTGAAAAATCATAAAGGCAAGGTTACCGTGAAAATTGACGGCATTGCTGCCTCTGCTGCTTCTGTTGTAGCAATGGCAGGTGATGAAACCTTGATTGCACCGACTGCCCTAATGATGATTCACGACCCTTCCACATCAGCAATAGGCAATAAAGCAGATATGGAAAAAGCAATTGAACTTCTGGAAGAAGTCAAAGAGAGCATTATTAACGCCTACGAAACCAAGTCCCATCTCAGCCGAAACAAGATTGCAAAGCTGATGTCCGATGAAACCTGGCTCAATGCGAAAAAGGCTCATGAAATGGGATTTGTGGATGGGATTCTTTTTGCAGAGAAGAAAATGCCTGTTGTTCCTAAAGAGGAAGAACCGGATGAAGAGGAAAAAGAAGATACACTTACCGCAATGACCTATTCAAAGTCAAGGAATCTATCTGCATTCTTATCAAAGGTATCTGCATCGGCAGAATCCGTTACAGGCACACCGATTGACCAGCTTGAAAAAAGACTGGCACTTTTGAAATATTGATTGGAGGAATTGATTATGACGATTAAAGAACTCAGAGAAAAGAGAAAGAAGGCTTGGGATACAGCACGTGACTTCCTTGACAGCAAGAGAAATGCAAACGGCGTTCTCAGTGAGGAAGATTCCAAGACCTACGATGCGATGGAACAGACCATTGTCGATCTTGGCAAGGAAATTCAGCGTCTGGAAAGACAGGCTGAAATTGAAGCTGAAATGAACAAGGCAACTTCCACTCCTGTTCTCGGAAAACCCGCAACTCCGAATATAACTGAAAAGACAGGTACAGCAAGCGACACCTATAAAACAGCATTCTGGAACAGTATCAGAAACCGTAACTGGATCGATGTACATGACGATTTGCACATTGGCACAGATGCAGAGGGTGGCTATCTTGTTCCAGATGAGTTTGAACGAAAATTGGTGGAGGCGTTGGAGGAAGAGAGCATTTTCCGTCAGATGGCAACGGTCATCAAAACTTCCAATGGCGACCGCAAGATTCCGATTGTGACTTCCAAGGGCGAGGCTGTCTGGATGGACGAGGAACAGCAGTATTCTCTTTCTGATGATACATTTGGGCAAGCATCGCTTTCCGCATATAAGCTGGGAACAGCAATTAAAATTTCTGAAGAACTACTCAATGACAGCGTATTTGAC